CATTGCTAGAATCATCCATTGCGTATTCAGGATTGAAAATAGGCTGTTTTCTTTTAAGTTCAGACAATTTGTCTAATACTTGATAACTTTGTTTTTCAGATGGCAGCTCATCCATTGCATGAGTGGAAAATAAACTTTTACGAACCTTTGGGGTTTCAGGTTTTTCTATTTCGGGCTTTTTAAACCAATTAAACATAATTTTTTATCCAAAGAAGCTGCGTTTAGGAATCATTATCTCTGAAAATGATCTTGAAAGGGAGTCAACTTGGTCATCATTTGTGCCATTAGGGAATATCCTCATTTCATTTATAAGAGCTTGATTCCAATCACCTCTTACCATTAAAACATTTCCAATATTAACTTGTGCTGCAAAAGGCTCTGCCCTTGTAATCTTATCGCCTGATTCAGGAGAACTTTTGACAGTATATCCTGACAATGCTCTAGTTAGGTATAAGACTTGGGTTTTACCAGCCTGTCCGGGGTCTTGTGGAATACTAATCTTAACTTGCCTACCATCAAGAGCAGCCGTATTAACCATAGCAGCATCACGCTCATCAGGTCCAACACGCATCCTAACCATATCAGCAATCACAAAACGACCATCAGACAGCCTTCCTAACTTACCACCAGCCGTATAATCTCCATCTATTGTAGAAGCTAAATCCCAACCACGACACCATTTAATATCCCCATTAGGTATAGCATCAACAATTTTTATTTGGTCAGGTCTAAATAAATCGCCTTCAAGAGGTGCTGGTCTTTGTTGATAAAGTGCTGACCATGTTCTAGGATTGGATTCAAACTGATCCCAATGCTTTTGGTCAAACCATTCCGTCCAAAGATATTCGCCTACCTTACGTCCTAATGGATCGCCTTCATTCTCGCATTTAGCGGGTAAGCATACGACCTCCCAATAATTTCCGTCTTTGCATAGAATCTTGCCTGATTCGCCTTTCCATCCTTCGGGCAATATGCGACCAGCAAGGTCATCTTCATGCCATCGGGTTTGAATCAATACTATCCATCCACCGGGAATCAATCGGGTTTTAAGGTCATCCTCAAAGGCATCATAGGTTTTGTTTCGGATGGTTTCAGAGTTAGCCTGCTCTCGCCCCTTGATAGGGTCATCAATAATAATGCCATGTGCTCTATTACCAGTTACCCCACCCAAAATGCCACAAGCCATATATTCACTACCATTGGTCAGGGCAAACTCTTGGGCTGCCTGAGAATCTACTGTGAGCTGTGTATTAAAAATTCCATGATAGCGGGATTGTTTAATAATGGATCGGGTGCGCCTACCTAGCTTTCGAGCTAAGTCATCACCATAACTTGCTAGGATAATCTTACGATTAGGCTTTTCCCCTAGGTACTTGGATGGAAATACAACAGAAGCATAGGTTGATTTAGCCGAACCGGGGGGCATAAACACCATCATTCTTCCATGAGGAGTATTAGCTACCTCATCGAGCTTAGACAGTAATAGTCTATGGTGATGCGCTAATGTGGTTTCAATTGGCTCAAAAAACTCAGTATCAGGATCTTCTGTTGTAGGTCTGCCGGGGACTTCAATCGCATTTACATAATGCAATATGTCATCTGCTGCTTTTTTACGGATTAGGATTTCCCTAAATACCTTTTGTTGCGTACTCAAGGAGTTCCTCATTAGTCCATTGTTTTAACTCTTTTGCAATAGGCGCATTGATTACCTGTAACTGATCCTTGTTTGCATTCAATAGCCCCATAGGAATCTTGCTTGCTTCAGTTGCCATACCCATCAATACATTAGCTGTTTGAAGCTCTGCTAAATGATCGTCTAAGTTCTCAGGTGTTACTTGGTCTATCTTACTATGGGCTAATGCTGATAGCTTGCTACTGTTAATTGCGCTGTATTCAGCAGCAGTAGCCAAGTTTTCACTAATGGATCTGAGCTTATTCGCTAGTGTTTGAGCAGTTATTTGAGCAGGAATAGGAAGTGCCTTAAAAGCTGCCTCTGTTGCAAGCATTTGATTTGCAACGGCTTTTATCTGTTTTACTTGAGCAGAAACTTTCTGCCGAATAGCAGACTCAGCTACTCCAAACTCTTTTCCAAGTGTTCGTGAATTTTCTCCATCAAGTAATCTTTGCTTGATTTCTTCCCATTGTGTTTCAGTAAGTTTGGATGGTCTTCCCACTTGTTTTCCTTTTGCTCAATATGATTGTATATTACATTTGGAATGGTTAAGCAGACATAAGAGGATGCGATAAGTAAGGGATTTTTCTGCTTTCTTTCTTACAGCTATCAATCGCCAAATCTTCATTCCCCTTTTGGGGGTTGGTTACGTTTATCCAACGTCAGAAAAAGGAATTAACTGACCGATTTGGCATAAGAATAAACCATCAAGCAGCTTCATGCAATTTTTCCAAAGGAGATTTCCAGCAAATATTCTTCGGTAAGTTTGTAAATCGACTCAAATCTTTTGCGCCCAAGTCCATGAATACCGGTATTTCCTCGATGGTGTTCGGGACACAATCCGATAACAGGGGCATTACTTCTTTTACCAGCTCGTCTAATGTGATGTATTTCTGCGGGTGTACCTTCACCATATCCAAGGTGGATACAGAGGATACATCCAATTGATGCAAGTTTGTCATACAGTTGTTTTTCCGCTTTCGTAGTCATAATTCTATACCTTGATCTATTGCCCACGCTTGTATGTATTCAATTTCTTCAATCATCTCATTAACGCTTAACTGAGATGTATGACGAAATACAATGTCCACACCTTTGCCATCAAGTGCTGGCAGCATTTCAATAGCCTCACCCCTTGCTCTTAGCCACGCAGCCGTAAGAAGCCGTTTCCATGTTTCTATATCCCTTTTTGCCCCAGCCCATTCCTGTGTTTTGGCAATTTTGGATATAAGGGTATGAAGTTTAGCGTTTTGAGCTTTGCTGCGGGTAACAGGTCCGATTTCAACAGAATAGCCATCAGGTGATTCGTCTATGGCTTGTTTTGCGCCTAACCTAGCAACCTGATGAGCCAATATGAAATATTTTTTCAAAAAGTAGGTCCTCCAAAAACTTCACGCTCTAGATATTTGCGATACTGGTTTTGGTGTTCTATATGCTTTAGAAGTTCATCATACTTGTTGCGCCAATAATCAGCAGCTTTTTTTGCTTCTTCCAGCTCATCTATAACCAAACTCCCTTTCCGCCCCTGTTTCCTAACCGCCATTGAATTATGAAATCTGCTTGTATCCTGTACCAAAGTGGTCTTACTCTTTCCGTATGTATCCATCGCCTAAATTCCTCCAATCCCCAATGATGCCTATACCAAAGCATTTGTCTTACAGCGCAACGATGTTTATGCTTTTCTTCATTCACTTACCATAACCTTGTTTGAATGGTATTGATAAAGCCAAACTTCTTTTCTACCTTTGAAGGTATAGTTAGGGATTAGCTGCCGAGTAACATATCGTTGTTTGAGCAGATGCAGCAAAGCCATAGAAACAGAACTAGGTTTTAAGCCTGTTTTTTGGGCAATAAATGAGAGGGTCAACGCATTTTTTTCGGACACAAATAATGCCCTTACTTTTACCAATGCGTTTGAGCTTTTTTCTTGGGTCATAAATTCACTTTCTTCATAAATTTGGCTAATTTTTCCATTGCAATTTCTTTATTTTTTGCATCTCGCTCAATTTCAGCCTGAGTTTTTTGATGAGTAATCGTAGCTTCAGGTTTTACTGGAATCCTTACCTCATTCAATAAATTGTATAACTGGTTAGGATTGGTAATGTAACCTTCAGGGTCTAAGCTGCGAATAGCATGGTCAATTTTTGGCTTATACGTCAATTGTTTATCAAGAATTTCAACCCATGTCTGCTTCATCATTCTTGGATCAATCCCTTGAAAATTGCTTAAAAAACGATTTCCATAAAATGCCGTTAGTTTCGCCATGAGATACGCATATCCTTGGTCAACGCTAAAAAAGTCTATTTCAAGATATTCTTTTGACATTCTCAATCTCCTTAATATCAAATATTTGGACTTCTGAGCGTTCTTTTGGAATGGATGTACCCAACATCATACTTTGTAGCTGTTGTGCAGCCAGCGCAGCATCTCGCTCTTTAAAACTGCTATTTTTGGTAATAGCAACATCCTTAATCCATTCAGCTTTAAAAGATTGCCAATTTCTTTCGCAGCAAATAATCATGGCTTGCTCTAAAGTTACCCCAGCTTTTACTGCTTCACGCTCCATGCCTTTCAAAGCTGTTGGTGTCCATTTTGCTTTCTTGGACTTTCTTACTTCCATGTAATCATTAAAAACATCATCAGAAACACCATAAGGTGTTATGTCTTTTATTGGTTTATGGTTATTGGTTATTGGTTTATGGTTAGCATTGCCTTCGGATTGCGTTGGCAATGCGTTCGCAT